TTAATGCATTAGCCATTACCATCAGTTCGACTAAAACAAGTCTTTCCATTTCATTAGCTTTACCCCTAACAAGAATAGTATGATCTAACATAATAACTACACCTCTATCTAAATTTTCTTCTTGTGTAGCAAAGTGTTCTATAGTATTTTTAATTAATTCAACTGTTCCAGGCATTTCTACATACCATATAGGAAATTGAGTTAACTCTTTGCTCGTAGATAAAACTTTATAATAAGCAGCATCAGATAAATTATATCCTTCTATACCACTATGTAGTTTTCTTGTCGTTGTATTTAATGCATTAGAAAATTTACGACTCACTAATTGACGAGCTAGCATCTCGAAATTAAATGATAATACTGCAAATTTTTCTTCTTTATTTAATAAAAACAATTCTGTTTCTAATTGGTTGATAATAGCTGTTTTACCACTACCAGACATACCCGCTATAGTATGTATAGTGTTCCACTCTATTCCATCCATACTCACATGATTATATTTAGTCCATGGAGTTTTTAAGGATTTAATTAATCCTTTTCTTCTATCATCAATATACTGAACAGCATCAAATGCTGCTTTCTTTATACTTGTATATTGCAATCTTGGTTTATTTATTTTTGTCATATCAAATCTTCACCGTATTTAGTATCACCGCTAGTAGATGTATTAACTTCAGCTTCGAGAAAACTAGCATAAGCATCCCAAGCATTTTTATTTAAATAAGTTTCTAAGGCGTGCATATATGCCATATTACCTCCTCTTGTTCTCAATTCAACTTCTTTCTTTAAACAAGCAAGAATATATTGATGAGTCAATGGATTACCTTTAACAATTCTATCATATTTTTGTTTACATATAATAGCATTTTTAGCAGATATACTAGAAGCTCTTAATACTCTAACTGATTTACCATTGTATACCTTAAGAGGGTACTCATCAAATAATTCAGTAAAATAAGATTCTTCTATTCCTAATAATTTTCTCACCTTATCTCTTGCAATAGTTATACAAGTTAAAGGGTTTTGAGGATCACAGGATAATATATATCCCTGATCCACAAGCCCTTGCAGTTCTTTTTTAGCAAAACCATAAAGATTTATATAATTTACAAATAAATCAACTTTATTCTCAAATAATAGATTTAACATCACATATTGAGACGCAGTTAGTTTGTTCTTGATCAATCCAAGAACGTTGATTTCTATATTCATATATCGGGAATTATAAGGTTGTAAATATAATAAAAATGACTAATTTATACAACTTAATTTCTCTCTAATATTAAACTTTTTAAGTCTAAAACTTCAGATAATTTAAATCTCGTTGTAAGCGCTTCAGTCATATTAACTGTATCAGTAGACCACTCATAAACATTACCTGCATATACCAAACAATAAGATGGTACAACTAAGGTATCTTCTACAAATGCTCTTCCTTTATCGGTCACTCTCCAGTGACCACTTTTGTCAGGATTAACTTCTATAAATTTCCACTTTTCTAAATAAGTGTAATCCATAGCAGTAGCGCGTAGTCCTAATGTTGTGAACTCATTTTGAACATGTATATATATACTGCTCTCATTAGTTCTTGCGTAGATAATTGCCAACGCTCTACACATATTAGCGTTCAACTTTCGTTTATAAGCCTTAACTAACTGCCCACAAGCGGGACAGCTAGTTCCAGACTCATAATTATTACGAAGATGATCCTTGGCTTCAAGAATTGTTTTCATATTCATTAATATTAAATAGTTCTACATCATAATCCTCTTGAGAAGAGGCTATCCATTTTTCCTCTTGACTATTTTCAACATATATACGATAAATGATAGCCTGCTTATCATTTTCCCACCTTACGGCTCGTCCTATACGTTGGATCATATCCTTAGTTTTACTTGTTCCACTAGCTATAATAGCCATGGAAATATCAGGTACATTCATACCTTCGTTCAAAGCCTTAGCAGTAGATATTCGTGTTATTGAATTCCCGCTTTTCAATAAATCTAAATTTTCAATTCTTTTCTTTTTAGAAATTTTACTATGAAAACTTACACAATTATCTAATTGTTCTGTGACTTTGTCAGCAAAATCTATAGTTTGAGAAAATATAATAGCCTTCTTCTCAAGATTCATATTAGAAATGATCTTAACTGCATCTAATTTAGCTTTAGCATTATAAATAATGTTCTTGCGTTTAGTCATTGCAGCATTACACATAAAAGGATAAGAACCATTGCGTTCATCTAACAGCTCTCCTTTAGTGCGTAAAAATCGATCATATCTAGTTTTATTCATACAAGCAAACATTATTTTTAAATCTTTATTAAAATAAGGAAATAAAGAATTAAAAGTTTTATCCGCTTTATTGTATTCTGATAATTCAGTAGGTGTTAAGCTAATTGGTACATTATATATTTTAAATGGACTAATTAATCCTAACTCTTCTGCATCAATAGTTGAAACTTTATCAATAACAGGACATATACCTGATAATAATCTTAATTTTAATTTATCTACATAAGCAGTCAATCCTAATATTCTTTCATATCTATTATTTACAAAGAAATTAGCAAATTTAGGAGACATATAATTATGTATTTCATCAGCTATAATTAAATTAAAAGTATGTCCTACCCATTTATAGGCAGTTTGTATACATACACATTTAACACACTGATCAAATACATCTTTTGCTCCCCATTTATAAAATTCATCTTTCCATGATCTATCTCTAATAGTTTCAGTAGGAGTTAATATTAATATCCTAGCTTCCATATTAGTTATTTTAGCAACATGTTCAGCAGCTAAAACACCACAACGAGTTTTACCTACACCAGTAGCATATTGTAATGTACCTCTACCAAACCAGGGCTTACTCCACCATTTATTCAATCCATTTCTTTGAATCTTATCTTTGGATTTAGATAATGTCATTTTATTTTTCATTATTTGCTCCATTTTTTAGTTATTGTATAATCTACCGTCATATCAAACCCTTTGATAATCATTTCACCAGCTTCCTTCATTAATTTACATTGTAATTTTGCCCAATCTTCAGCAAAATCATCTCTTACTTCTACACCTATTTCATCATGTACTTGTGTTACCATATAACATGGTAAATTAAACTTTCTAATATATTCTCTAATGAGAACCATAGACTGCTTAATCATATCAGCACCAGTACCTTGAATTGGTGTATTTTTAGACGCTCTTTCAATAGCACCTTTGATTTTAAAATCTTTTTGAGATGTATGTATACCTTGATACCATTGAGGAAACCATCTAATCCTTCGAAAAGGTTTAAATGTCCTAATATGTCCATTTTGTACACCATACATACCAAGTTTATGTAAGAATGATTTAATGTTTGGAAAGGCTGTAAAATACTTTTTTATAAGTTTATCAGCTTCATCAATACTAATATTTAATGTATCAGATAATTTAAATTTACTCATACCATATGCTAATCCAAAGTTTATGGTTTTAATCATAGTTCTTAAAGCTTTCTTATCACCAGTATGCCATTTATCACCAAATACTAATTCAGCACATACTGAATGAAGATCTTCATTATTCTTTCTACATTTAATCCATACAGGATCCTGAGAACCATAAGCTATAATAGCTAATTCTTGACCACTATAATCAACAGATACAATACTATAACCTTCTCTAGCTATAAAACAATTCCTAAATTTATTATCAGCAGGAATATTTTGCATGTTAGGTTTACGATCTTCTTTAGATCCACTAGACACACGTCCAGTATTTAATATTTGCCAAAAACTAGTTCTAACTTTACCATCTTTCATAAGATATTTAAGAAAAGATTTACCATATGTACTCGATATTTTTTGTTTTTCTTTATATCGTAAGTATTTGGTTATCAATGGTTTATGTTTAAATTTATACAATTCAAATGCATTAACATTTTCTAATTTTTTAGATAAATAAGTCTCCATAACTTTTTTAACTTGTATAGGAGATGACCACTTAACAGTGACTGTTCTTAACTCTTCTTTTGGTTTGAATATATCTAACTGCACATAATCAGAAATAAAATTTGTTAATTTATTATTAATAATTTCATTATCTAGTTCTTCTTCTAATTTTACTACCTCTTCGTCATTAATGTCAGCATTTGACAGCCACAAGTTCTTATCAAAACATAGACCATTATATTCTATGTCAGCAAATGCTAAAGATGCTCTACATTCAAGTAATAATATAGGATACAATTCGAGCTCTTTTATTT